AATGGATTTACTTCAGGAGTTACATTAAATTATGTGCCTGAAGCAATAATTAATATGCCTGAAGGGTTTGACCCAAATAATCCAAAAAGAGATTTGAGAGTTATTCCTTGGTCAGTTTACATTACAACATTAGATAACATTTCGTCATATATTGTACCATCACAAGGTGCGTTAATAAATCAGACAAGTAATGAGTGTATAACTGAAGAAACTAATCAATTGAAATATGAAATCACCGGTAATACTGCAATGTATAATGGTTCGGTTAGAATGTTTTGGGTTGCACCTAATTATGGGTATTTTGATATTAATAAAGTTGTTAAGCCAACACCTATAAAATATTTAAAACAAGTTTTTAACATTACGGGTGATACCAAACAAGAAAATTTCTCAATTAATGGTAAACAAGACCAATATTCCGAAATAAGTGAAATGTTTTCAGTTTTTGAAAAAGAAGTTTTAGATAGTTTTGAATCGGAATTTTTAAATTTTTCAAAATCTATATATGATTTTGATGATGAGTTTATATCAAATAGTGATACCGAAACAACCAAATCATTTAAAAATTTCCAAATGTTGATGAGAAGTTTAATGAGAATTCCAAAAGTAGGTGGTACTAACATTAATACTGAATTAGTTTCTGCGGTACAAGATTCGCAGCTAAGTGTTTTAACAAATATTTTACAATCATTTTTAAGTTACGATGTTGTTTTCAAATATGGTAATCCGGCAAACTTTGATAAGAGATTATTTTACACTTTTTCAAATAGATTACTTGCTGACCCATATACATGGAGTAAGTATTCATTTCAAACACCAACACCATTACCAACATCAGGTGGAACGGTAACGTTATCACAATCTATAACAAATTATCCTAATGAATGGAAAGCGTTACAAGTATATGTTGGTTTTTCCGAAATACCTCAATTACAATATACAAATGATGGTTCATATATAACCGATTTCTTTGTTGATTGTAATATAGATTTTAGTGTGGATAATATTAAAATATTTGCACCAATTATTAAAATATACGCAACACAAAAATTAAATGATAGTACTTTGAATTATAATAAATTTGTTACTTTAATGAATGAATACATAACTAGTACAGATAATTTTCAAAATATCATTATTAATAAATTAATGCCTAAATTACGTAAACAATTACCTGATGTTGGGAGTACACCTGATGCTGCACTTGCAACTGCATTAGAAGGTCCTCAAACAAAATTAGAATATTGGGAGGCGTTTAAAGCGTTAAACGATAAATGGATTTCAGGTAATGACTTTAAAACTAAAACACTTTTTGAAGATGTTTTATTAATGGATAGAGCAAACAGAAACATTGGGGATAAAGTATTAGTTGATGTTAATAAATTAAAATTTAGATTAACAGATATAAACCCTAAAACAAGTATGTTGACTTTTGTTCAAACAATTTTAGTTGAAAATAATTTTGTTGTTATGAACATACCTTCATACGTTAACTTTTATAATGTACAAGATGCGGTCAAAAATCCTGTTCCAAAACCGGAAGGGTCTCTTGAATTTGCTAATACAATGTTTGGTACATTTTTAAATGTTGATTATAGAAATTCTTCAGCTAAAATGGTTTGTTTTTATGCCGGTAAACCAAGTGAGCAACCGGATTTTAAAAATAATGCTAATGTAAGATTTAAAGGTGATTCTTTTGATTTAAGACGTGCTAGTGATAACCCATTAATTGAAGACCAAATAGGTAAACAAGATTGGGATAAATCTAATAAAGTTGTTGGTTTTAATGTTGATGTTGGCCCACAAAGTCAATCAATTTTTCATGGATTTCAAATAGACCAAAGTGCCGGACAAGCAACCGCAGAATCGTTACAACAAACAGATGAGTTAGTTAAACAATCTTCAGGTAAATCATCGGGAACTCAAAATATTTCATTATATAATTTATATAAAAATAGAAGTTATGCTTGTACTGTGTCAATGATGGGTAACGCTATGATTCAACCAACTATGTATTTTAATTTGAGACACGTACCAATGTTTAGTGGGGCTTACATGATTCAAGAAGTTAATCATAGTATTGGGCCTGGCACGTTTGAAACAATATTTAAGGGAATCAGACAATCTGTGTCAAATTTACCTGAAATAGATAGTTACATACAAACTTTAAAAACTAATTTATTAACTTCAATTATTGAGAAAAATAAACAAGACAAACAAGCGGCAATTAAAGAAAGTGGTACTAAACAAGATAATGTTATTAGTCAAACTAATAATACTGTTAAAGACGCGGTAGACAAACCAGCAAACAGTTCAACAGATTACCCAAGTTGTACACCAATAAGTAATTATGGAAAATATGATAAAGTTGATTCTCCAACAACAACTAAATCTAAATATAAAGACTCTATTAGTACAATTATTACTCAAACCGCTGACCAAAAATTAAGGTATTTAGTGTTTGCAACAATTTATTTGGGGTCATCAAATGGAACTGAATTGGAAACAAAAGAAAACAACTATTCAGGTGTTGATTTATTACAAAATTGGGGTCAAACAGGTGTTTCTTATTTTAATCCACAATTTTATTGTAATTCAAGTAATGTACCATATGCGATTTTTTCAGATTTGTCTAAACATGTTGAATTTTTAATTGCGAGATTTAGTGGTAAAATTAGTTTATTACCTGATATAACCGCAAAAGAAATTGTTAAATTTTATACATTATATTTCTCGGCAAATCAAAAAAATATTGATGTTTATAACAAATTGGTTCAAGATAATCCTAGTCAATTAAGTCAAATGGAAACTAGTGTTCAAAAATCTATTGATTTATTTAAAACCGGTAGTGGAAATGTAAGTGGTACTCCACCACCTAATACACCACCAAAAGCCACAACTGATGAAGAAATTTTTGCAAATAGTAAAAAATTTAGTAAAGCGACTATAGAAAATATTGACATATATAATAGTCAACTTAGGGGTGATTTTGTTATTGATTATGAAGATGAATTATTAACACAAAACTATCCTGCTAAATTATATATTGTGGGAGGTATTGATAAAGTAGAAATTGGTAGTTTTACCATAGAACCAGACAAAAATAAAAATATTGGTGCATTTGTTTCAGTTCCTAACATTAGAGCAATTTTAGAGGAAGCTCGAAATGATAAGGAATATACATTTACTTTGGTTGTAAAAGTTAATGCTTTTCCAAATATTAGTTATTCATTTCAATATGTTTTCACACCAATAAAATGTCCTGATGAGGATTTTGGAGCTCGTAAAGTGATTGAAGTCAATTTGTGGAAAAAAGTTAAGGATAATATTTGTTGTAAATGTTATAGTCAACCATATACAGGTTCTGAAATTATTTGGGATAGTAAACCATGTTCTAGAAACGGAACAACATGTTAAATTAAGTTTTTTCAAAATAAAAGATATTTATAAATAAAAGATTATGGACACAAAATTAATATTAGACAACTATTTAGGTAAAAATACCAGAAGTACCGAAAAAGATTTGGGGGATGGTTCTAAACAAGTATGTGATTTAGACACTGGAGATTGTTATACTATCAGAATGAAAGATGGTTTAATTGAAAGAGTTGATAACACATTAAACAAAAATAAAAAAATTCAAGTTGAAACTTTAACAGGTGTAAAACAACTATTAAACGGTTAATAACATGAAAAAAATAGACAATCAAATTTTAGAGGAAATTGCTAGATATAATTCTATCAATCAATATATTGTTGAACAAGATGCTACGTTACCTCCTCCACCTGGTGAAGTTGACCCAAACGCAGCTCCGGCTCCTGATGCAGGATTAGCTCCTGAAACGGCTCCACCGGCAGACCCAAATGCTGCGATTGCCCCACCGGCTCCGGCAGGACCTCAACCGGTTGATGTTGCGACTGACCCGGATGTGGAAAAAATTGGTGATGATGAAAAATCAGAATCAAAAACGGAAGAAATGGATATTACTGATTTAGTAAAATCACAGAAAAAAGTTGAAGAGAAACAAGAAGAGTATTTTAATAACTTATTCCAACATTTAGATAATTTAGAAACTAAATTAGGTGAAATGGATGGTATCATGACTAAATTAAATGATTTAGAAGCTAAAGTTGAAAAATACAGAGAAAAAACTCCTCAAGAAAAATTAGAATTAAGAACATTAGATTCAGGTCCTTTCAATCAAAAATTAAGTCAATTCTTTGATGATAAAGAGGAGGATATGGAAAAAACAGGAAAAAATGAATATGTTTTAACTCAAGACGAAGTTGAAGATTATTCACCAAATGAGATTAAAAAAACCTTCAGAAATTTTGAAGACGAAGTAAATCCATTTAGACAAGTAAGATAATTTTAACGGTCTTCGGACCGTTTTTTTTACAAAACAATTTGACAAACACACGGCTGACACTTATACTTTAATAAACCTTTAAATATTTTAAACACTATGGCGACAAATTCATTAGACGCAGTTTTGGCTCAATACGAGCAATCAAAACAAGGTAGTTCTTCTTCTACCTCAAAATTTACACAAGAAGAGAGAATGAAAAAATACTTCGCGGCAATCCTTCAAGACAAGGAAACTCAAGGGCAACGAAGATTAAGAATCTTACCAACTACAGATGGTTCAACCCCATTTAAAGAAGTTTGGTATCACGAGATTCAAGTAGATGGAAAATTCCAAAAATTTTATGACCCGGGAAAAAACGACAACGAACGTTCACCTTTAAATGAGGTTTACGAAGAACTTCGTTCAACCGGAAAAGAATCTGACAAAGAGTTAGCTAAAAATTATTTATCACGTAAATTTTACATTGTGAAAGTTATTGATAGAGATAACGAGGCAGACGGTGTTAAATTTTGGAGATTTAAACACAACTACAAAAATGAAGGAATTTTAGATAAAATTATTCCTATTTGGAGAAATAAAGGTGATATTACTGACCCGGTAACAGGTAGAGATATCATTTTAGAATTGACTAAAGCTAAAACTCCAAAAGGTGCATTTTACACAGTAATCCAAACAGTTATGTATGATGACGCGGCTCCTGTTCATGAGGACAAAGCAACTGCTGACGGATGGGTTAACGATGAGTTATCTTGGGAAGATGTTTACTCTAAAAAACCTGTTGAGTATTTAGAAGCTATCGCAAGAGGTGAGACTCCAAAATGGAACTCTGATAAAGGTGGTTACGATTATGGTAACTCTGATTCTGATGAGATGTCATTTGGTGGTTCTAAACCATCTGCTCCGATTGACCCACAAGCGGGTGATGAACCGGAAGATGATATGCCTTTCTAATCAAAAAAAAAATATAGACATATTACTTGGACACTAGGTCTTACTTGGTGTCCAACTTGTCTAAAAAAACTAAAAAAATTAAATTAATTAGAGATATGGCAATTAAAAAACATGATTTCAAGTCCATTAAGGACAAATTCTCTACATCTGCAAAATACAAACCACAAAGGTTCTTTGATTTAGGTCCTGACTTTTTGGATGCTGTTGGTATTCCGGGTCCGGCTATTGGACATTTAAATATGTTCTTGGGTCATTCCGATACAGGTAAAACCACAGCTTTAGTTAAATGTGCGGTTGATGCTCAGAAAAAACAAATATTACCTGTATTCATTATTACGGAACAAAAATGGTCGTTTGAACATGCTAAACTTATGGGTTTTGAGTGTGAAGAAATGGTTGATGAAGAAACAGGTGAATTAGAATGGGACGGGTTCTACATCTTCAATAATAACTTCAGTTATATTGAACAAATTACTGACTACATCAACTCTTTATTAGATGCTCAAGAGAAAGGTGAATTAGATTATAGTTTATTGTTCTTATGGGATTCTGTTGGTTCAGTCCCTTGTAAAATGACTTATGAAGGTAAAGGTGGAAAACAACATAATGCTGCTGCATTAGCTGATAAAATTGGAATGGGAATTAATCAAAGAATTTCAGGAAGTCGTAAAGCGGATTCTAAATATGAGAATACTTTGGTTATTGTTAACCAACCTTGGGTTGAACTTCCGGATAATCCATTTGGACAACCTAAAATTAAAGCTAAAGGTGGTGAGGCAATTTGGTTAAACTCTTCATTAGTATTCCGTTTTGGTAATGAGAAAGGTGCGGGAACAACAAAAATTACTGCGACTAAAGATAAGAGAACTATCAAATTTGCTGTGAGAACTAAAATTTCAGTAATGAAAAACCACATCAATGGATTAGGTTATGAGGATGGTAAAATTATAGTAACACCTCATGGATTCTTGGCAGGTAAAGAGACTACAGAAGAAAAAGCTTCAATTGAGAAGTACAAAAAAGAATACTCTGAATATTGGAAAAACATCATTGGAACAGATGGTGATTTTGATTTGAAAGAAGTAGAAGAAAAAGATTAGTAACGAATACAAACAAAACAAGTGGTTAAAACCCTATTAGTGGACGGCAATAATTTAGTAAAGATTGGATTTCACGGAGTAAAAGATTATTATCATAATGGAAAACATATAGGTGCCTTATGGCACTTTGTGAACACCATTAGACGATTCATAGATGAACAAAACTTTGATAAGGTTGTTGTTATGTGGGATGGTGATGATAACTCTTCAACTCGCAAACTTATTTATCCCCAATACAAAGAACAACGTAGAGACAGAGACAACGAGTATAAGTTAGATTCTTTCACTGAGCAGAAAGAAAGAATTAAACAATACTTGGAGGACTGTTATGTGAGACAAATCAACGTAGATAATAACGAAGCGGATGATTTGATTGCTTACTATTGCCAAATCTCTGATAACGAACAAAAAACCATTTATTCGGGGGATAAAGACCTCACCCAACTTATTTCAGATAAGGTTTCGGTGTATTACCCAAGAACTAAAGAAACTTATCAATTAGGTAGTAAAATCAAATGTGATATTTACGAATTTCCGCATCAAAATATTAAAACTTATAAAATTTTATCGGGTGACAAATCTGATAACATTGATGGTATTTCAGGTTTAGGTGAAAAAACACTTATTAAGTTTTTCCCTGAGTTACTTGAAAAACCGGTTACTATTACCGATATTTTACAAAAAGCTGAGAACCTACTTAAAGAAAATAAGAATAATAAAACATTACAAAATTTAATATCGGGTAAAACTAAAAGAGGTGTTCATGGGGAGGAATTTTTCACTATTAATGAGAAAATAATAAATCTATCGAATCCGTTAATTACTGATGATGCTAAAGAACTTGTAGAGTTATATTATAGAGAAACGTTAGACCCGGATGGTCGGGGACATAGGAATCTTATAAAGATGATGATGGAAGACGGTTTTTTTAAATATCTACCAAAGGGGGATGACGCGTGGGTGAATTTTGTTAGACCCTTTATGAAACTAACGAGAAAAGAAAAAAGAAATTATAACAACAATTAATTAAAACTATGAAAGACCAAGAATCGGTAAAATTAGAATTCTTAATGATGGTAAATGATAACATCATTGTACAAAGATTTTTTAACGTGAGAGAGTTTAACAATGAGGCGAAGAACTCATTAGAACTTTATGAATTACTTCGTGAATTTAAAGAAGACATTCAAACTCAATTATCATTGAAAACAGTAACGTATATGTCTGATAATATGTACGAAATTATTAACAATCCGGCTATTTTGGAAACGTCATATACTGATGGTCCGGAGTACTTTAACATCTTCATCAAACAAAATGATGTGACAATTTGTCATAGACAAGTGGACGC